TAACATTTGGACAAAGACGATTACCATTACCACAGCTTGATCAATTAAATCTTGGACAAGCTTTAATGCAACAAGTACAGCCTTTTAGTGGTGCAATGGCTGCTAATAGAAATGCAGCAAACATGATGCCCATGCAACAACCTCAACAGCAAATGGCACAACCTATGGCACAGGGGCAAGGGCCATCATTTCAGTTTCAAGACCTCAATCGTGCTTTTCAGTTAGATCCAAGAAACACATTATCAAACACACTCTTAGAGCGAGGCATGAGAGGTGGGCCAGTTAGAACACCATTAGAGGGCATAGGAAGGCTGTCACAGAGTCTTGTAGGTGCAATGCTACAGAAGAGGGCATTGGATAGATTAGAAGGACAGGAGACAACTAGACAGGAAAACTTACAAACACAATATGATGCAATATTAGGTAATCTTCCACAGAATGTAAGATCATTGTTGCCAACTATTGCAACACCTGAAGCGTTACAATCTGTTCAACAATTAGGCTTGCAAGTTGCTTCTGCACCTACAAGCGAATTTGAGTTTAGAGATATTGGTGGAAATATTGTTTTTGGTACTAAAGAAACTAATCCTCTTACAAACACTACAACTTTTAATCCTGCAGGTTCTATAAAAGCACCTACTCAACCAAAAACAAATATTATAACGCTTGTAAATAAAGATGATCCAAATGATGTTGTTACAGGTGATGTTGACTCAGAGCAAATAAAAGCTGCATTAGATAGCGGTAAAAAATATGCTAAACAAACATCAGGAACAAATATAAACATTGATCAACAAACACAAAGTAAGTTTGATGAAAAAGCTGCTGAATCTGCAATTAAAAGACTTGAAGATATACAAAAGCTTGTTTTTCAGGATGCAGAATTAGAAAACAGATTAGATATCGCTGAAAGTTTATTAGAGGGTGGTACTGAAACTGGCCCATTTACAGAATTAACTATTGGCTTAAGAGGCTCTTTGAAACAACTTGGATTTCTTAATGATGAGCAAGTACAAAATTTAACTAATCAAGAAGTTTTAAGAACATCATTTAATTATCTTATTCCAAGACAGAGAGTACCAGGATCAGGTGCAACATCAGATTTTGAAGCAAGGTTATTTAGTCAAGCGACAGCAAACTTACAAAACACTCCAGAAGCAAACTTAATTTTAGTCAAAGGTTTACAGGCTTTAACCACAAGAAAAAAAGAAGTTTTAAAAGCTATGGAAAAATATGCACAGGAAAATAAAAATTTATTAGGTGTCGCTGAATTTGTAGATGAAAATGTTTCACCTGCATTTAAGGCTTACAACACTGATAATGAATTTGATAGTGCTGTTGAAAAAGGAGAACTGAAAAAAGGTGATCTGTATTTCAATGGAAAATTAGGAATTTTTGACTTTTACGAGGGATAAATGCCATTACCAACAGAATCTAAAAATTATACATCTGTAAGAACAACTGGAGACGTTGTTACAGATTTTGCAAGAGCAGCAGGTCAAGGTTTAACACTTGGATTTGGTGACGAAATAGAAGCAGTTGTAAGAGCAGGATTTGACAGAAACAGGTCTTACTCAGATATTGTGAAAGATGTCAGAAATCAGATTTCAGATTTTAGAAAAAGAAACCCTGCAAGTGCTATAGGCACAGAGATCGCAGGTGCAATACTTCCTACCATAGCTGCACAGTTTATTCCAGGTGCAGGACAAACAGCATCAGTAGCAAATACAGCAAGATTAGCCAACATTGCCAAAGGTGCAGGTGTAGCAGGTGCAGAAGGTTTAGTGTATGGAGTTGGTACTGCTGAGGGTAATTTAGGAGAAAGATTGACAAATCCAAACACAGCTATATCTGGTGCAACAAGTGCTGTGTTAGGTGGGGCAGTCGGTGGATTAGCACCAAAGATTACTGAACAAGCAAAAGAACTTATCCAAAAAGGTGTTCCAGTAACACCTGGTCAAGCTGTTAAAGGTTCAACATTAGGTGGTACAACTTTATCAAGACTAGAAGAAGCTACAGGCAAAAATGTATTTTTCTTGGGTGATGCAATATCAGCAGCACAGAAAAATGCACAAGAAGGTTTTAACAGAGCAGCAGTACAAGAAGCATTAGAAGGTATAAATGTTGTTGTTCCAAAAAATGTTTCTGGCAGAGAGTTGATATCTTTTGGACAAGATACTTTAGAAAAAAAATACAATGCCTTATTACCAAAGCTTTCTATAAAAGATTCAACAACCTTTAGTGGTGCTATAGCAAATGTTTTAAATGGTGTTGATGATGATATTAGAGAAGGTATTACAAAAAGAATAAACAAAGTAATTATAAATAAAATTAAACCTGCTCCTGTTACAGCAGCTTTAGATGGGAAAACTATCAAGACTGCACAGACAGAACTTAGACGTATTATTACAAGATTGCGTAGAGAAGGCACAGAAGAAGCATTAAGAAAAGCAGATGCCTTTGATGATATACGTTTGACAATCAGCCAACAGTTACAAATGGAAACACCAAAACTGGCAAAAGAATTAGCTGAGTTAGATCAGGCTTATGGCCTTTTTGAAATAGTAAGAAACGCATCTATTAGAAGAAAATTAGATGGTGACTTTACACCTGGTGATTTGCTACAGGCTTCTGCAAAAAGTGACATAACTAAAAGACAATCTAAGTTTTCTAGAGGTGAAGCTAGGATGCAAGGTTTGGCACAACAAGCACAGGATGTTATAGGCAATACAGTTCCTGACAGTGGTACATCACAGAGAATATTAGCATCTTCTGCTATTGGCTCATTGGGTGAATATGCCTCTCCAGGTGTTCTTAGTTCATCTTTACCACCTGTAGTTGCAGGAGGACTAGCATACTCACAACCAGTATTGCCTTTAACAAGAAGCTTACTGGGCAGTGGTATTCAACAAGGCGGTATGGCAGCAGCACCAGTTGCAGGTGCTATGACAGCAGATGACATAAGGCAAATGTTAGCCGATAGGTTGCGTAGTAGGTAAAATCATGGACATGGAAAAACTAAGACAGCAACTCATCATTGATGAGGGTGTAAAGTATGAGGTGTATCTTGATCATCTGCAACTTAAAACTGTGGGTATAGGGCATCTATGCAGAGAAGATGAGCCAGAGTTTGATGAACCAGTAGGAACTCAGGTTGATGAAGATAGATGCACTGAACTGTTTGAAGAAGATATTAAGTCAGTCATTAAGGATTGTAAAAAGGTCTTTGAAGATTGGGATGACATGGATGAAGAAGTCAAACAAATCTGTGCCAATATGATGTTTAATCTAGGACTGCCAAGATTTAGCAAGTTTAGAAAAATGATTAATAATGTTGTCAATAAAAATTATGTAAAAGCTGCTGAAGAGATGAGAGACAGCCGTTGGTATAACCAGGTCTATAACAGAGCAGAAAGATTAGCTAAAAGAATGGAAGCAATAGCGTG